CAGGCGTGTTCCGGCTTTATCATTGCAACGCCCCATGCGCACGAAATCTCGTACTGCATTTGGCGATACTGGGGATACATAGCCACTTCGAACGCAAGACCAGATCGGGGATCGACAATCGTGGTACGGTCTACCGCAATGTCACCACCCGAGGGCAGGGGCGCAAGCCGCTGGGCCAGGACAATAGCCCCTCGATGGAATGCCATATTACGCGGAGAGGACGCTACTACTGTTATCGCCTTGGTTGCGGTAGACATTGCCACCAGCAAACCAGGGGCGGCGAGAGTAATGGTTCCGCCGTTAGACACATCGGTATCGCCAGACACAACCACATACTGGTTCGTATCACCCGCAAAGGTAAGTACATCGCCAGCCACGATGGTTCCAGTGCCCACAGCAGTCAGTGTCAATACAGTGGCACCTACCGCATAGCCTGCATTATTCACTGTTGAAGATGCTGCCGTGCCAACCGCAGGCTCTGTGATCTGTGCCGACTCTCGCACCATCATGCCGGATATATCCAGCAGGACGCCTTGACGCAGTATGCTGGAAGTGCCCGCCGAATCGACAGCGGATTGCAGGCCACGCAGGTTCGAACCTGATGTGGTATCTATCACCAGTTGAAGATCAGATTGCGGCGCGCCGTTATCCACCAATATCTTGCGAGCCCCAGATGCGGCAAGGTAGTTGTTCGCCGTGGCAAACGGAACCGTACCTGTCGTCCCAGCAGCGCGGGAGCAGACGTTATACAACGCGGCAAGGTCGGATTCCATCTCATTGGCAAGGGTACGAATCGCCTGCTGTATCTGATTCGCCCGTACAGCGTTTGCATTACCGCCGATAACGCTGATTTCTTCATCGCCATTCCAGCGAATCGGTACACGGCGCTGCTTGGTGATTGAGAGAGAGACATTGCCTATAGTCTGGTCGCCGTCATCAGGCACGGTTGCTGCTGGGGTAATATTGCCCGCGGCGGCAGCAGGTGCGACAAACGAACGGACGGTCTGGTTGAGGGCAGCGCGAGCGGTGACGGCATCTAGTGTCACTGCCGGGATAAAGCCGGTCAGCTCTCGGGAAACAATATCGAGACTGGAATAAAGTTCTGGGATCAGGTCGGTAAGTGTATTAGCCATTGCGGTTGTACTCCAAAAATTACTGTAGTGTTACGCCATCTTTGGACACTTCCATGCGTTTTGCAGGGGATAGTGATTCAAATTCGGCACGGGTCATAGTGGTTTGCTCACCATTGCCTCTCGCATTGGTCGAACGAACACCAGCACCTCCCGCGCCAGTGGGCTTGAGTAACTCGGGGCGATTCTTTGCAATCCCGGCCACTCCGTCTTTAACAGAAACCAGGTTCCCGTCATCTTGCTTGAACAATAATTCATCCCCCTCCCACACCAGTCTGTGACTGATAAAGTCGGAGACAACATCTTTGGCAATAAACTCATGCGCGTTCAATGCCTCACCCAGTGCCACCCGCTTGGTGGATTCCAGGTATTTGGTATTGATTGCGCTTTCCGATGCCAGTGCGGTATCGCGCTCACGCTCGGCCCGCTTTAGTTTCGCGTCATACTGTTTTGCAGCATCAGCGGCACCTTTAGCATCCGGCAGGTTTTCAAGATCATCCAGTGACTCCAACCCCAGCCGATCCATTAGGCTGACTTGTTGCGCAGTCAGTTGGTCGACCTGTGATTTCAACCCCTTGCGGCCAGTAATAGACTCGTTTCTGGCCTGATCGCGCTGGCCGGTTAAATCATTGACAAACGTTTCCAGCGTGGCGAATGTCTCATCCCCCAGCTTTTCCTTTAGTGCTTCCAGTTCCATATCGGCCTCTCGCCAAGTGGGTAACACGCCGATTGTAATTCGTGGTTGTTTCACGCCATGAAACACATACACATTAAAATCCCAAAAACCCTACCCGCTTGGACTGCCATGAGAAAAATGCCCCGCTTTACCTTCATCGGCCATGCCTTGCGGGGTGACGGCCCTTTTCGCCCGGTGGTCAGTTATGACACCTACGGCAAGCCCTCATCGGTTGGCGATAGCTATTTAGTGGCCTATCCGCGAGAGTCTGATATTAAGTTCGCCAGACGGTGCGAGGTCGCTTTCTACGCATCCCCCCTTTATCGAGTCACTAGTAAGTTTGTTTCCTACATTTCAGCCAAGCCCGTACAGCGGGAAATCAACCCCGAGCTGCTGAAAGTGGTATATGAAGATGCGGACGGAAAGGGGAATAACGCTGATGTGTTCTGGCAGGATTTTATGATCGAGGCCAAGGCACGGGGGTCCATGCTATTACTGGTGGATATGCCTTCAAATCTACCGGATAACTTGCAGACACAACTGAGTGAGCGAGCCGCCCCGTTCTGGACACCTATTGCCCCTGAATTACTGACGGATTACGAAATAGCTGATGATGGCAAATTTGATTTTGCGGAGTTCGGCGGAACCTACAAGGATGCCAAGGGGGAAACCACGCCCTGCACCTGGCACTTTGACAGGGAGTTGTGGAGCTGTATTGATAAAGAGGACAGAACGGTAGCGGAAGGACTTCACCCCCTGGGGGAATGCCCGATTTTGATCTTTACCGAAGCGGGGGACTTTCCCCATTATGGGCCATTCTCCCCTGTGGCTGATTTATCCAAACGGCTTTTTAATCTCGATTCCGAGCTGGATGAAATCCTGCGAAGTCAAACTTTTAGCTTATTGACTATGCAGGTGCCTGACGGGTCAACCGATGAACAACGGCTGGAAGCGGCAAAGGTGGTTGGTGAGACTATTGGTGCCAGTAACCTGATGATGCACTCGGGGTCAACTCCGGCCTTTATTGCCCCGGCTGACGGTCCTGCCAATGTCTATCTGGAGCGCATTAATGATTTGCGGGGGGAGATACGCGATATCGGTCTTGAGGTAGCGACGATCAACCAGCGGGAATCAGGCATTGCCATGCAGATGCGGTTTCAGTCTATCAATTCAGAGCTGGGGCGCTTTTCCATACGAATGGAAGGTATGGAAGCCAGGGTATGGGAATTGACGGGGCGATGGTTGGGGATTACCGAGGAGCCGATGATTGCATGGCCGCGAGATTTTAATATTGCCGACCCTGAACAGGAGCTGGATATACTGCAATCCATGCAAGCCAGCGCCATGCCGCTTGAGGTCATTATTGAGCAGCAGAAAAGGGTCGTAATGGTACAGTTCAACGGTCTGGATGCTGAGGATCAGGAGGCAATGTTATCCTCTCTGGATAATGGGCGCAGCGCATGACGATTACGGTCACTGTTGCAGGCTATCAGGAACTGAGCGGGGACCTTAAAGCCCTGCCGGAAAAGATCGAGAAATCGGTATTGCTTCAAATGTCACAGATCGCGTTTGACTCAGCACAGGAAGGGATAGGCCGACACAATAAAACCGGCGCCATGTTCCAGGCACTTTATAATCGGCAGATAGAAGGCGGGCGGCAGGTCGGTGTTGATCCAGACCGTGCACCGTATGCGGCTGCGGTCAACTTCGGCTGGGCAAGGCGCAAAATAGAGCCGAAGGATAAGAAAGCCTTACGCTGGGCCGGTCCAAATGGTTTTATATTCTCAAAGGGGCATTTTATTGGCCCCTATATAGGCGATGATTTCATGGGGAAGGCGAAAGACGATGCGCTTGCCCAGTTTCAAACGGTACTAGATCAAGCACTACAGGAGTCCATATGACTGCCCTTGTTTACCCTGATGCCTACCTTGCCCGATTCTGTGATGATGACCGGGAGGAAAGGGCGTATGCCGCTGTTGACCTTTTGGGGACGTTCGCCACCACTTGGCGCGATAGCCTGACCATTATCAAATGCTATATTCTGGCCTGTCTTGAAAATCAGGGTGATCCAGAAGATTTATTCACGGCAAAGCTAAAATCGTATTCCAAAGAGTTTGACGGGCTATTGGCCAAGGCGCAGACGGCGGCGGTGGATGCCGATGGTAACTTTGCGGCTGTCTTTAGCATACCGTTGGAGCGTGGATAGTGTACGCCATCCTTGTAGCCTTACGGGATGCCCTTGCCCTGATCTCCGGCGTAGCGTCCTGCAAGATCGGTCTGGAGGCCAATATGTCCCCGGTGGATTACCCAATGATTCGGGTAGTGCCGATCAGGGTCACACCTGGGAAGCCATACGATAATCGCACGATTGAAACCCGTATATTTTTCGGGGCTAATATCTCGGCATCCGAAGGTCTGGAACTGGTTTACTCCACACTGGTGACATTAGAGGAAGAAATTATAAAAGTGGTCAAATCACAAGGCGGGAAGTATATCGAAACGATTACCGATGAGGATAGGCTTGATACTTATAAGCTGATGGTGGTCCGGCTGGAGATTAGCGCCGCCAGACCTACTGTTGTCTAAATTAATACTGGACATAGCGGACCATTGGTCATAATCTAGCTCGTGACGGGTTCACCGTCATTCTTAACTAACCGAGGGCTTTAAGTCCGGGAGAATATTATGGCCGCATCAAAAAAACCTTCAGTGAACACAATCGACATCCTTGAACTTGAACGGGGCCGTGTGGAATTTTGCCTGTTGGGACTTACCCCAACAATCACCAACAGACTGCCTGAAAAGGCGAAGCGTGAGCTTTTCATGCCAGCCAGGAAAACCAGCAACAACAAAAAAATGGGGCTGAAACATGATCCGTTCGAGGAGTTTTGGTGTTCGCCATACACGCTTCGGGATGACAGTGACCCGACCTATTTAGCGGCACTGAACTCTCAGTTCAAGGGCATGTTATGTGGTGCGGCCCTTGATACGGACGGTGTAGCCAAGACGCAGATGAAGCGCAGTATTACTGTGCTGGGAAACAGGCTGCCACTGTACGGCAAGCCTGAATTTCTGATGTCTGTGGTGACCCAATCGGGGCAAAATCGCGCACCGGACATTCGCACTCGCCTTATTATTCCCGAATGGGCTTGCAGGGTGGTGGTGGAGTTTTCAAAGCCCCTATTTAATGCCAAGTCTATCTCTAACTTGATGGGTGCAGCCGGGCAGACGCAAGGACTAGGCGAGTGGCGCGTAGAAAAGGGGGGGGATTACGGGCAATTTAAAATTGTCGACCCAGGTGACGCTAACTTTAAACGTATCATGAAGATTGGCCGCAAGGAGCAGATTGCAGCCATGATGAACCCGTCTTACCACGATGAGGAAACAGAGGAGTTGATGGTATGGGCCATTGAGGAAGCAGAAAATCGTGGTGAGAAACTGAAAACACCGGCTGATTGCGCCCGGTCTCGTGGCCTGAAAATGATTAGGCGTGCGGCGTGAGACTGACCAAGAGCCAGCAGCTTTATATTAAAGAGCTGGCATTTTCAAACGGGGGCAAAATGACCCCCGATCTTATCATTGCCGATGCGAAGAAAAAGCGAAGCCCGCTTCATGGCCTGTTTGAGTGGGACTTGAAAAAGGCAGCGCACCAACATTGGTTAGTCACTGCGCGAACAATCATCACTTCGGTGACAGTTGTTTGCACGGAGCATACAATCACAATCCCCACCAATGCCTATATAGAGGACCCCGATAAACCTCGTGGCTCCCAGGGGTATGTATCCACAGTCACACTTCGGAGCGATAAAGAAAAGGCGAGGAGGGCGCTGGTGCGTGAGCTGGAGCGGGCAGAATCGTTTATGCAGCGTGCCTATAATGTTGCGGCAGCGGTAGGGTTATCGGATGAGGTGGAGTCCATACTGGCACAGATAAGGAGCATTGCACGATCAGCGTAGCGGCAGGAGTGGACGGGATTGGATAGGAGGGGACTGGGCCGGAATGGAGCGGCAGGAGTGGACGGGATTGGATAGGAGCGGACGGGAAGGGATTGGATCGGCAGGAATGGACTGGAGAGGAGAGGAGTGGGGCGGATTGGATTGGACGGGAAGGGAGAGGACTGGAGAGGCAGGAGTGGAGAGGAAGGGACAGGACAGGACCGGAGAGGCAGGAGCTAAAAGGCGAAATTATGAACACCGACGATGTAAAAGCCTTACGGCAGAAAGCGGGTTTATCCGTAGCTGAAGCCGCAAGAGTAGTGCAAATTGCAGAACGGTCCTGGCGGCGGTATGAGACTGGCGAACGAGTCCCGCCGCAGGGATTAATTGAGTTTTTCTGCCTTAAAACCGGACAGGATTACAGTAAATTATAATCTGTCACGTGCCGGTTAGTCTTTCTACTGTATTCACCTCAATCACTGAGATCACCTGATAGATAGCGGGGATTTTTGAGTTATGGACATCCCATGCCGTTTCCCCCGCTTTAATCCGTACCAGCTTGGCCGCACTACCAG